TCTTTTTTAACCTGGCAATACCTGCACATAGTTCATCACCGGGTTTAAAATTTTCTACTATCTTTAAATCTTTCTATCTCATTATTCATCTGCCTTTGGTCTAAGTGCTTTTGACAAACTCTGTCTTTCTTCAAATGTTTCACCTGCAATAGTATTTGTTGTAGTATTGTTTACAAAAGTACCTTTTTGATGTGTGCGTGTGTTTGTACCAGTTAGTGTCATGCGTACATTGTCTTCTTGTTTAACCCAACGAGCACCGTCAAATCTAAATAGTCTATTTGGCGAAAAGTCTGTACGCAAGAAGAAATCACCAGTTGTAGTATTAGATGGAAATGATATACCGTGTCCAAATGCTTCGCCGTTAGTTGGTATTCCGTCACCTAATAAATATCCGTTGTATCCTGACTTAACAGGACTTTGCATAGTATCGGGTATATTGTCCCCGTCTGTGTCTACTAATTCTGTATTGCCATTTTTGTCAAGTTGCAAACTATAGTAATGGCTAGTGTCATATCCTGCCTTAGGTGCATCAGCTTCTGCTTGGGCAACTACAGCATTATTAATTTGCATTTCTTTATCATATGTACTAAGCAAACTACGTAGTGTGTCTCCACCTGTAGCACCTTCTTCTGCAGGTAAGTCGAGTATTTCTTTAAATTCTTGGCTATCTACTATTTGTTTTAATTTTAATCTATATAAATGCGGATACCAAGTTTGTGAAAAACCTTCTGCAGCTCTGTTTACATCTTCTACAACATAAAAGCGTTTAAGAGCAAATGATAAATCATTTAGTGCATATTCGTCTTTTAAATGTGGTAATTCAACTACATCACCTGCCATTACTTTTCTGCCAAGAGTTTTTACACTACTATTAATATGTATTGTTAAAAATAGTGTATCATTACTTAAAAATAAACCAAATTGGCTAAGGTTAAAATCAATATCTTGCACATTATAAATGCCACGCATTGTATAAACATCGGGATCGTACTTACGATCTCTATTTTCAAGAAATAATAAATCTTGTATATTAGTTTCTTTAACAGCATCGTATTGTGGCTGATCAGCAGTTGCATCTGCATCACTAGGATTTTCAGCACCTAGGAACTTGTGGATATTAATATCCGTGCCACCAACCGTGAACATTTCATAGACTTGCTTGTCTATAAAACTATAATCATTACCGCGTTGTGGCTTGTATAAACTTAATCTTGGCATATACATATTTATCGTTAGTAAGCCAATACGATAAATACTATTGGAGACTTAAACTATGGCAATACAAAAGCAAGAAATATTTGATTACGTACACGCAATGCTAGGTGGAGGCATGGTCGATGTTGAGCTCGATCCTATTCACTACGAAACAGCATTAAAAAAAGCACTCACACGTTTTAGACAACGTAGCGACAATAGTGTAGAAGAGTCGTATTTCTTTATGCCAACTGTTATAGATCAAAATGAGTATACATTACCAAACGAAATAGTAGAAGTTAGAAAACTGTTCCGTAGAAGTGTTGGTGCTAGATCAGGTGGAGGTGACGGTGGAAGTATATTTGAACCTTTTAACTTAGCCTACACAAACGCATATTTACTATCAAGTTCTAATATGGGCGGATTAGCTACATATGATATGTTTAGTCAATACCAAGAACTAGTAGGAAGAATGTTTGGATCATTTATAGAATTTAAATGGAACACACAGACTAAAAAATTAACACTATTACAACGTCCGCGAGCTGAAGAAACACTACTATTATACTGTTACAATTATCGTCCAGACGATCAACTAATGAATGATTATCTAACTCAACAATGGATCAAAGATTATACATTAGCAGCCTGTAAATATATGTTAGGCGAAGCAAGAGAAAAATTTGCTACTATTGCTGGACCACAAGGTGGAACAAGTTTAAACGGTCAAAGTTTAAAAGCAGAAGCGCAAAGCGAAATGGATAAACTTGAAGAAGAAGTTAAAACACAAGTTGCTGGTGGTGCAGGATACAGTTTCCTAATAGGCTAAAACACTTCGAAGTTAACGCTAACGATTTAGGTTCCTTGTAAATACATATGTAACAAGGAGGTCCCACAATGTGCAGTCCATTTGTACGTAAAGAAGCCAACAGACTCAACTGGTTAGTCAAAGGCAAACTAATTGACATATCCGAATCAGACGCTACTGTCGAACAATTATACGATTCATATTTTAAAAGACTTTGGGGTAATAACGAGAGAATGGAATACGGCTCTGTAGGATTTGAAGCCGCATACAAAGCTCGCGAAGCCGAAATATTATCTGAAGAAATAGAATCAGTTGCCAAATTAGGATACGATTAACGGTTGACAACGCATAAAATATATCATATAATAGTAACATTAACTTAGGAAATTATTATGATTATTGGTATTTGTGGTCTAATTGGATCAGGTAAAGGTACAGCCGCTGATATACTTGTTGAACAACACGGGTTTACTAAAATCTCTTTTGCAGATAAACTTAAAGACGGTGTTGCTACTGTGTTTGGTTGGGATCGAGAGATGTTAGAAGGCGACTCGTCAGAGTCAAGAGAATGGCGAGAAACTCAAGACGAGTTTTGGACAAAAGAAACTAAACGCACAGTAACTCCAAGGTTAGTATTACAAGAGTTTGGTACAGATTGTATGCGTAACGGATTCTTTGATGGTATATGGGTTAGTTTAGTAAAGCAACAATTAATAGAAAATCCTAAGAAAAATTTTGTAATTCCAGATGTACGATTTCCTAATGAAGCAAAAATGATTACAAAACTAAATGGTAAGGTATGGAGAGTACGTAGGGGAGCAGATCCAGTTTGGTTTCGTATGTATCAAGATATAGGAGTAGAACCTAAAGATGTACATAAGTCAGAATGGGCTTGGGCTAATATAAATTTTGATTCTGTAATAGATAATCACGGTACATTAGAACAACTTAAAAGTCAGGTACAAGATCGCCTTGTTTCCAACGAACTCCTTGCTTCTGCATAATTCTTTGGCAGTTTGCACATATAGTTTTTAGATTAGTTGGGCTACAATTTTTTAAATTTCCGTCAATATGGAACACATTAAATTGTTCTAAGTGTTTACTAGTATAACCGCACTTTTCGCAAATATTCTTTTTCTCGTAACCTCGTTGTTTCCATAATGGTACACCATGATTAACACCGTTACGTAAGCAACGCTCGCATAGCTTTCTATAATAGACTTTTTTGCCTTTTTTATAATTTATAGCTGCAGGACGTTGTCCGCATTTGCACAATGGTCGCATATTGTATTTACCTCACCTTTTTGATACCTTTTCTGGTACTATTATACCTATCTTTTTCTGTGTAACTGCTAAATACTATTAATAACAGTCCAATAGGAGAAACGAAATGGCATTGACATCACCAGGAGTACAGGTCAGCGTAATAGACGAAAGTTTTTACACACCAGCTGAGCCAGGTACCGTACCAATGATTTTTGTTGCTTCTGCTAGTAATAAAACTAATGCAGCAGGAACAGGAACAGCTCAAGGTACATTAAAAGCAAACGCAGGTAAACCATACTTGCTAACTTCACAAAGAGATTTAGCTGATACATTTGGAGATCCAACTTTCCAAGTAGATAGCAGTAATAACCCAGTACACGGCGGCGAGTTAAACGAATACGGATTACAAGCAGCTTATTCATTATTAGGTGTAAGCAACAGAGCATACGTTGTACGTGCTGATATTGATTTAGGTGAACTAAGTCCAACAGCAACAGCACCAGCGGCTAATCCGTTAGCTGGAACATATTGGTTTGATACACAAGATTCATTATTTGGATTACAACAGTGGAATGCAAACGCAGTTAATACTGCAGGCGGACAAACTTTTTCAAATAAAGTTCCTACAGTTATTTCAAAACCAGCTGACGTTGTAGACTACGATGGTGCAGATTATACTCCAAAAGCATCAATTGGTGCAATAGGCGATTATGCAGTTGTAGCAGTTACAACACTTAATAAAATTTGGTACAAAAATGCAAGCGGTTCTTGGGTAGAACTAGGCAGTGATAATTGGACTAAGAGCTGGCCAACAGTAAAAGGCACAGTTGCTAATCCAACTTTAGGATCACCTGCAGCAGACATTGAAATTAATAGTACTGCAATTAGTGTTGGCGCAAATACAATTACTGATGTTAAAAATAACATTAATGGTGCATTAATTCCTGGCATTACAGCAAACGTTGTAGACGGGTTTTTAGAAATTTACAGTGACGGTACAAGTTCAGGTGCTTCTGATAGTACACTAGGCGGTCCAGTTGTTATCGGAGGTGATGCTGATAAACTTACTGCACTAGGACTTACAGCAGGAACATACAACCCACCAGCATTACAAATTTCAGCACATACTAGTGTGCCAGAATTTAAATCAGGTGATACAACACCAAGACCTACAGGTAGTGTATGGTTAAAAACTACAACTCCAAATGCAGGTGCAAAACTTGTTACTAAACTTTGGAATACAGAAACACTACTATGGGACACAAAAACAACTCCAATGTACGACAATAATGCATCAGCATTATATGGATTAGATAGTACAGGTGGCGGAGCTAATTTAGCAATTGGCGATCTTTTTGCAAAAACAAATGTTGCAAATGACGCACAGCCATTAGGTACATTTACAATTTATCGTAGACAGTCAACAGGTGCTACTCAAGTTAAGAGCGCAGCAATTACAGCAGTTTCCCCAGGAGCAGGCGGACCATTTACATTTACTATGTCGTCTAGCAACAAAGGTAGCGCAACAATGTCAGCACCAGTTACAGTTACAGTAACTACTACTGCTGGATCAACAGCAGATGCAGACACAATTGCAAGTGCAATTACAGCAGCAGGTGTTGCAAACGTAAGTGCAAGTGTAGATGCAGCAAATAAAGTTGTTATTTCACATTCACAAGGCGGCGAAATTAACTTAGTAGATACAAGCGGATTATTAAACACTATTGGGTTTAAGCCGTATGTAGCAACTGATTCATCTTCTACACCAGGATTATCCTTTGTAGATGGAACAACAAATGCTACAAGTCCAAAACAATTTGCAGCTTCAAATTGGCGTGTACTAACATATACTGCAAGTGACAATGCTCCAACATCGTTGGCAGCAGACGGACAGCGTTGGTATAATTCAATTGTAGACGAAGTTGATATTATGTATCATAACGGTACTACATGGGTAGGTTACAATGATGCAACAGCATATCCAAGTGCAGATGATCAAGGACCTATTGTTTCAGCAAGTATGCCAACTGTACAATCAGATGGTAGCGCACTTGTAACAGGCGATCTTTGGGTTAGTACAGCAGACTTAGAAAACTATCCAACAATATACAAATACAACAGTGCATTAAGCGGAACAACTGCTCAGAAATGGGGAGCACCAATCGACACTAGTGATCAAACTACTGAAGACGGTATACTTTTTGATGATGCACGTTACGGAACATCAGGTGGTACAGCAACAGTTGCACCAAGTGGAACAATTGCAGAATTAGTAGCAAGTAACTACTTAGACCCAGATGCTCCAGATCCGGCACTATATCCAAAAGGTATGTTGTTATGGAACCTACGTAGAAGCGGATTTAATGTTAAGCGTTTTGAGCGTAACTACATTGATACTTCAGCAGATAATTTACGTATGGGCGTTGCAGGCGCTGTACCAATGAGCGGTTACTATCCACACAGATGGGTAACTGATTCAGCTAATCAAGCAGACGGTTCAGGTAGCTTTGGACGTAAAGCACAACGTAAAGTAGTTGTACAAGCAATCCAAGCAGTAGTTAATAACAATGATGAAATTAGAGATGATGAATCAAGATTGTTTAACTTAATGGCAACACCAGGTTATCCAGAACTAATTGGCGAAATGATTTCACTTAAAATGATTTCACTTAACAATGACAGAGGATTAACTGCATTTATCCTAGGCGACAGTCCAATGAGACTAACGCCAGATGCAACTTCTTTGAATGAGTGGGGAACAAACGTTAATTCAGCAGTTGAAGATAATGATAACGGACTTGTAAGCAGAGATGAATACTTAGGTGTATTTTATCCATCAGGATTTGCAAGTGACAACTTTGGAAACAATGTTGTAGTTCCAGCTTCACACATGATGCTAAGAACTATTGCACTAAGTGACCAAGTTAGTTTTCCATGGTTTGCACCAGCAGGTACAAGACGTGGCGGAATTACAAATGCAAGTTCAACAGGTTATATTAATAACG